ATGAACAGAGAGTCTGCGGAAGCAGTTGCAGCGAAATCGTCAGCTATCGCGCACTGGCAGATGATGCTACGCGATAACGTGGCACTTCTTGCAATGCCTGGTGCGCATCACAAAGCGTTGCTTAGACAAGCCTACACGCTGCACAGGGGCCACATGATTGATGCCGACGACCTAAGCGATCTGTTGGAACTGGCAGACGCAGCGCTGGCGTACGCGGTCGAATCGCTCCTCGACATCGATGCTAACGACTAGGATGGCTTTCCATGCACGTACTGGTCACACCAATGCGTTTACGTGGGGTCGCCTTGGATGCGAAGGAGCGACGCCGCTATCCGGCCATCCGGGGCAACGTCATGGTGAACTCTATTGTTTGCCACGAACTGGGTCGAGCAGCTAACGTCGCTCGCGTCGAGGTGGGAATGCCTCTCGATCCCGATCCTCTTCCACCACTACTCGACGCCACATTAGCGGGAATGGCGGTTACTGGGTTCGTTCTGAGCGGCATCGAGTACATTGATGGGTGTGCTTATGCACAATCTTGGTGGTGCCGGCTTGGTTGAGGTAGCAATAAAAATCTGAGAAATGGAGTAAAAAAATCAGCTATTGTCCTCGGATAGAAAAACGAGGAGCAAGGATGAAAATTTCACTGATTGATAATGGACTCGATTCTTTAAAGAAAGGTTATAACCATCTCACCAATTATGAAAAATTGGTAGAAGGGGGAGCATCCGACACCGAGAGATTCTCCGCATTAAAAGATTCTGCGCTATCAATACAGCACGGCATAGAAATACTTTTTAAGTACTCCCTAAACAAACACAATGAATTATTGCTATTTGATGACATAGGCAAACTAAAGTCCGCCTTTAAAAACCGAAGAGAAGGGATTATCAATGAACTCTTTGAAGAGGAAGGTGTTCGCACTGTAACCTTCAAAGAGGCTATTGAGCGCCTAATATATATATGCGGCTTTCCAATCAATGATCGCTTTAAAAAGAAGCTTCTTAAAGTAGAAAGCTGGCGAAACAGCATTACGCATAGCGGAGTGCTGCTAAATGAAATGGAAGTTTCAAATGTGCTTGGCAACCTGCTAATTGATCTGGACGGCTTTTTTGGTCCGATAATCGGTGAAGAGTACCTTAAGGGTCAAGGTCGAATCGAACTGGACCGCGCTTACCGCTTAACGAAGGCTGTTCATGGAGAGCTTAAAAACAAAATAAAAGCTCAAACTGTGGAGCGATTAATTACCGCCCTAAAAGCCAACAACCTTCGAAACATCACTGCACCCGGGGTTTTTCTAATAGAAGACCCTAAGATTTCTTACTCTATACTTCAAGAAATACAGGGCGAAGAACACAGATATGGGTGTGACTTTGTAAATGGTCATTGTTCTGGAAAGGCATCCTTAATTGAAATGGATGAACATGGAAGACTAACAATATTCACAGAAGATAACGACACCTATTACCAATTTAATCTTGGAAGCATGGTTGTATTCTTGCCTGAGATAAGCAACGACCAATCCCCTCTCGTGTTCTTATACAGCACCGAAACCAAGCCTATAGGACAGTCTCCCTATATCCGGAACGCCGATGATTGTAAAATACAGCACGGAATAATATTTGACAGTTCTCGCTCAGTGGATTGGAGCAAGGAGACATGTGAGCAATCTCAAGATGACTATAACTCTGACGAACCTGTTCTGACAGCGCACAAGGAAATTCTATATTTTTTAACCGCTGGGCCCGCATGTTTTTTGAACGTGCAAACACTTGACTATGGTTCGGTGCACAGGCTCCTAGACAGTAAAAACTTTGTAGACCCAAGAAGGCTTTACCTAGAGTTCCAACATTACCTAAAGTTAAAATCAAAAGAGTAGCCTGCAACCAACTATAACAATTATAATCAGGTGGCGACATGCTGAAGCCGATCATCAAAGAAGCAAGCGTAAATGAAAGCGAGCGAATTCTAACAAAGGTTGCAACTCGGACATTTTTCAGCTTGTGGAGCTATCCAAGTCTTTATCGAAACGTAGATGGAGGTAAAGAGGTCGCCGACTTGACAGTATATTTCAATAACACGCTGATTCTATTTTCGGATAAAGGAGAGGTTCGCTTTCAGAATGACAGACCCTTGGATGTAGCGTGGAAACGGTGGTATCGCGGCGCAATTACAGACTCTGCAAAACAGCTTCATGGTGCCGAGTCATTCATAAGAAAGCACCCAGACAGGATTTATCTTAATCAAAAGTGCGAGGATCCTTTTCCATTTGACATTTCAACAGAAGACCTAAAAATCCATCTAATTTGTGTTACGAGAGGTATAGGTCAGGCAGCAAAATTATATTTCGACTCTTTTGCCCCTGGAAGCGCAGGCACATTGATATCAACATTCCCTCTCAGTGAGGAGGAAGTGTTAAAACATCCTTTTTCGGTAAATGATGTTGCTCCCACCAAAACATTTGTACATGTTTTAGATGAAACAGGCATAGATCTTCTGTTGACAGAGCTATCTACCCCAAGTGACTTTATTAATTATCTAACCGAGAAGGAACAAGCTGTCCGAAAGCGAAAACTTGTGAACGCCGGCGGAGAAGAAGACATACTTGCATATTACCTGCAAGAACGGCAAATCGATGGATACGGCTCAATTCCAAATCCGGGAGATCAATTTTCAGTTCCCTTTAATATTCATGAGACTGAGTGGTCACACTATAAAGGCACTATAGATTACGCCCTTCACTACAATCAAAACAAGCAAGGCCAAGGATGGGGGAAAATCGTAGAACGTTTTTCGGACTCCATTGTAAGTGCGAACGTAGGTGAAGCTGCTGACCGCCCATTTATTGAACACTCAAAGGTTTTACAATTCCTAGCATCAGAAAATATGTTTTCCAGAGCTTATTTGTCAAACGCTCTTTTTGAGAAATATGAATTAGTACCAGAAAAAGTAAGATCTGCAAGAATAGTTGAATCGCTATGCGCACCGGAAAGGCTTTATGTTTTTGTCTTCTATCCTTGGAATGATGACTACGCAGACTACCAAGATTATCGAGAGGAACGCCTTTCATGTATGAAACTCTACGCATTGGTTACTCAGTATAAGTATCCAAGAGCCAAAGAACTGATTCTTTTTGGTGCCGACACTCAAGGATCTAATGGAGCCTCAGAGACAATTATCGCCTTTGACGCATCAATACCGCTTACTTCAGAGGAACGAGCACAGGCGCAAGCCATTATGCGTAATTTTGACATATTGAATGGAGTAACAATAAAAAAATCCAACCCGACTACACATAAAAACATCAGGCGAAATGATCCCTGCCCCTGCGGCTCAGGAAAAAAGTACAAAAAATGCTGCTCTTAAACGCTAGCAATTACAAACAATAACTTTATACACACTTCTAGAGACTGATTGACTTCAACTTACTTGAAAGAGCCAATGAAGTTTTTTCCATAATAGTAAACTCGGCCGCATTTCCGGCAACTGGCGAAGGGCCGTGAGTATGCAGAGCGAGCTGAATGTTCATTTGCTGGAGCAAATCAAGCGCATCGCAAACTACCTTGAACAGATTCACGTCCGCAGAACCGATCCAATTTTTTGGCGCCTGCATACGCTGACTGATTCCCGCCGCGCTCTGACGCAAACCCTCAATCCGTTCCTGCATATCACCCCCCACCGTCGCGTTGTGCTTCTGTCCCACCACCAAATTAAAGTCGCGGCCACTGGCCTGGTGCAGATCGTCCAAGGCCGCGAGGCTCGCGGATCCGCCTGACAGCAGCTTGAGCGCGCCCAGGGCCTCCATCGTTTTGATGCCACCCACTGACTCGGTTGAATGGTCATCGACCGTCCTGGTGTGGCTCTGGAAGGTTTCAGTGTTCTCCATGGCCTCCACCTCGCGCTTGATCGCCTTGTCTTGGATTTTGCCATCGGTTTGCCGAAGCCAGTTGCCGTCCGCGTCGACGCGTTGCTGGCACGCCTCGCTGTGCTGCCACACCTGATCGCCCTTCGGCACCCGGGGCAGGCTCAGACCGTGCGGCAGGATCTGCGTGATGAATGGCTTGTGGGGCAGCCCGTAAGCGAAGCTGACCACGACGGTGGTGCCCTCCTCCGGAAAGCCAAACATGCCCGCTTCTTGCCCACCCATCGGCGCCGGCAATGGCAGCCCTTCGAGGATCGGCAGATCCGGATCAGGCTCGCCATCGGCCAGCAGCACTTCGACGTCGACGCCAAAGCGCGGCCGGAAATCGTCACATAGCCCGGGCGTCGCCGGCGCATCCGGAACCGCAACTACGCGGCCAAAGCGCGGCAAGTGATAACCGCCGCTCAATTCGGGAAATTGGCGCTCTACAGCGCGGCGGATTGCGTCTTCCATCGGATGGCCATCTGGTCATTGGCGAGCGCCACACTGGTGACGCGCTCGCCGGCGTTGATCGTTGCACCTGGTCGTAGCCCCGGAACGGCCGCGACCATTGCGCTCTGGTTGCCCTGGTAGCCGTCGAACAGCTCCGTGGGGATTTGCAGCGGCGCTCGGGCGCCATAAAAACTGTCGGCCCAACTGCCGGCGAACACTTCACCGTTAGCCAGTTGGTGCCAGGTAAAGTCGGGAATGCTGAATACCCGGGCGAGACTGTCCATCGCCTGGTAACCGGCGGCGAGGCTGTAGAAGTACGGCGTCTTCACGCCGGCGTAAGGCCGATCGGGAACGCGAAAGCGCAGGCCCGTCTGCTCGCTGATGGCAGCCAGCACAGCGCGCAGATCGACATGACGCAGGTTCAACGGCAACGGGTTGGCCAGGACAGCAGCCAGCTCACGGCAGAACAGCACCTGCTCTTTGGCATTGGCGGCGGTGCAACGCTCGACGTAGCCAATGAAGTGGCGCTGCAGCGTGCGGTCGTTGTAGCCGATGTCCAGTGTCACCAACCCTTTCAGCGGTTCAGCAGATTGAACGGTGAAGTTCGCCCGGCCTGGACTGGTGGCGTCCAGCCGAACGTCCTCCTTGACCAGGCGAACAGGTGCGCCATTGATGGTCAGCTTCTTGTGCAGCTTCACTTCTGCTCACTCCCACCCAGCCACTTATCCACACGTCCCAGCACTTTTTCAAAGCCGCTCAACTCGGGCTTGTCCCCTGCCCCGTCGCCACCCTCTCCCACTGCGCCACCCGGGGCGCCTTGCGCGTTAACCTTGTTGCCGGCGCGCCGCTCTTCGACTTTTTCCGGGTTCGATTCACGCTCGCTCAGCGTGAATTGCACCAGCCAGGCTTTCAGGCTGTCCGCTTCCCTAGCGCTGACGCCGTCGGAAAACTCGACCTGACGCACGCCGAAGGCCTCGGCCGTGTCGTTGACGATCCGGTACAGGTGCAGCTGCCCACCGCTGGCCGTGGTTTCGGCCATGCGTAGCAGATCCGTCAGCTGGGTTTTATCCACAAAGGGAATCATCAGCGACACGGTCAGCGTCTTGGGCTTGAATCCCTTATGTGCCTTGTCGGTGTTGCTAGTTTGGCCGGACATATCGCCGCTTTCGATCCGCAGGTTGGCGGTCACCTTAAGGTTCTTCCCCTGTACTTTTTGCCCATCAAGCAACAGCGTCATAGGCCCACCAGTTCCTGGACAAAGCTCAGCCCTTCTTTGCTGCCGACCAGCAGCAGGCCGGCACACTGAACCCACTCGTGGCCAGGGGCATCGCCGGCCAGTAGCTCGCGGCGCAATTCTCCGGCGTTACCTGGACCGATCAGCCGCGCCCGCATGCTGACGTCAGGGCTTCCCCCCGCCAGCAGCGCCTTCAGGGCGTCCAGCTGTTGGTCGCGGGCTTGCTTTTGTGCAATCTTGCGAGCGGCCAGCGCGCCCAGATCGCCCAACGGTGAACTGTCGGCGGCGTAGCCCTCCAACACGGCCAGTTGGCCGGCCATTGACTGCTTGGCAGCCTTGACCACCGTGCAGCGTTCCAGCGGTAGGCCTTGCCAGCGTGGCAGTGGCCCGGCGGCGGGGATCTCCCACTTTTCGCTGTCCAGTTTCATCAGGTGCTGTGCCCGGCGTTCGGTTCGGACCAGGTCGGGAATCGGCAGTAGCGCGTTGAACCGCGACAGAGCGCTGGCCAGCTGTTCCAAGCGCGTGCCCAGGAACAGAATCGACAGGGCGTATTGCGGACCGAAGGGGCGTCCCGAGTCGGTGGCGTCCTCCAGCTTGCTGGCCAGGTGCTCGAGCGCGTTGGGTGCGGACAGAAAGCGCTGATACCCCTTTCCCTGGCCAATGCCGCTTTGAAATGGCGTCACCACCAGGCACGCCGGCACTTGGCCCAGTTGTTCGGCCAAGGCATCCCGTCCCGCTGCGATCGCACCTTTTGCCGCATCACCGACCGGCCCCGGGTTGGTGCTAACCAAGCCATTCAACCCGGCCAGACGTTGGGCGGTGCTGGTCAGCTCGCCGCCGGCCAGATCCTTGGCGGCTGACAGTGCTCCCATCCATTGCGTGGCCTGCTCCGGCCAGCGCATCGTCACTGGTGCCCAGGTCATGCGGGCGGCGTCCAGTTGATTGCGTCCATCGCCTTGCTGTCTTGCTCGTTGAAAGCCTTGGCCAGCGCCTGGCGCAGGGTTTCAGCGTGCAATTGGGCCGTTTGCTTGAAATGGAACAAGTCTTGGCCGACGTCACGCAACTGGTCGGGGGTATGGGTCCTGAAAGCCTTGTGCTGCTCCATATCTGTGCAAGCGATATCAGCGGCCAGTCCCGACAGAATGGAACCGGTCAAATTGATTTGATCGACCAGCTCACTGTCATAACGAAACGGCCAGCCCAGCGCTTGGGAGATGAACCCGGATTCGGTGTACTGGGCGCACGCCTGGTTTATTTCCCGTCTTTTCTGCTCGTGCAGCGCTGCTAATATCGCGGCAGTGTCGTCGGTCCAGTGGTCTTCTTTCCAGACCTGGTGAGGCTGTGGCTGCTTGAGCGTGTAACCGCTGGGCATCGGCGCGAAGCCGTCCAGCGTCAGTGGTTCCCCGGTCTTGATGTTGTACGCGGTCACTCCCTGGAAAAAGTCCAGCAGTTGCCACTTTCCATCGATCCAGCATGCAGCCTTGTGTTCAGGTTCTTCCGGCGGCGGGATTTCAACGCAGCCTGCTGGGATCAGAAAAACGTCAGGTTCCAGCTGGCAGGCTTCGGCCACGGTCGTGCCGACGTAGCGGCCGAAGGAATTGGTTTGATAGACGACTTTTCGGTTCATACAGGCGCTCAGTATTTGATGCAGACGAGATATGCCACGTTGTCCGGACGGGACTCATTGCCCCCGTCTGCGGCGACCGTGACGCCGTGGATGTGGTTACCGGCGGGATAGATGTTCAGGCCGTGTGTGTGAACACCGTCACCGTTGATGCCAACGGCGTGGGTGTGTGCAGCGTGAGCGCTTCCGAACTCTCGCCAGAAGGCTCCGCCGGAGCTGGAACCCATTACCGACCCCGCGACGTTCCCGCCGACGTTGATGCCTTGGTTGCCCATCAGAATTTGAGTGTTTCCTTCGCCAGCGGCTGCTGTCCAGGCCGAGTGTCCGTGCCAGCCGGCAGCATCGATATGTCCGCCGTGTTGGTGTTCACCTGCTGCCGAGGTTGACGCCGCGTGAGCATGCGCGCGGTTTTGGTTAGCCTGGTCACTGCCCAGCACGCGGCCGGCATCGTAGGCGGCGCCGTCAGACCAGGCGCGAATGAATTTGCCTCGCAGGTCGCTCAAGTTGAAGGTGTTCACGCCATCGCCGGCGCCATAGCGGGTACCGATAATCGCGAAAAGCTTGGCGTAGGTGGTTCGCGAGATGGCGGCACCGTTGCACTTCAGCCAGCCCGGGGGGGCGCTGGTCATATCGAACGCGGCGACCATTCCGGTCATCGAGTTGTCGACCAACTGTTGCAGTTTGTTCAGCGCGGCCGTGGTGGCAAGAATGTCGCTGCTGTTGGTTTTCGGGTCATCGCTCTTGGCGTTGGGCAGATTGCCCAGTTCAACGTCCTCTTTGGTCGTACCCCGGGCGCGCAAGCTCGCGTAATCGCCATCACGCGCTGCAAAGTGCTCGATCAGTGGCCCGGCGATAGATTCGGGTTTACGTGCGTCCGAAAAGTCCGTGGGAGACATGTAAAGGGCGATCGGCACGCAGTAATGGCGAACGCCGGCCGCGTCCGTGTAATCGGACGTTTCTCCATAGACGACTTTCCAAGTCGCCACCTGATCGTTCAACTGACGTTCCAGGCAGACGTCGAGCGTGATTACTCCTTCGGGAATCGCACCGGTGAATGCCCACGGCTTTGACATGAACACTCGAATGCCTTCGATGTAGGCCGTACCGGCATTCAGTTGGAACCCGTTTTCGCTCTTTGCGAATGCCAGAGCTTTACCGAAAAAACAGGCGCGGCCGTACATCTCGCGATTGCTCAGGCGCTCGCGCTCATCAATGCCGGCAAGGCGTACCGTGAAGTCATGCTGCCAGGTGCTGGCGTCGATCTTCACGCCCGTCAGTTGCATGGCACCGTCAAAGGCCACCAGAAAGTTGCGGGTGACGTTGTTGCCGATCTGCTGCGGCGGAATGTTCTTGCGCTTCTGTTGCAGTGGCACATAGGACACGGCGAACAGCACGCCTTCAGCGTCCTCAAGACCGACCCAGTTAAAGTCCCAGTCGCCGATGTCCGACCCGAGTTGGCAGCTGTACACCACCTGGTTGGGGTTCACGAAGCCGGCGTTTTGCTCGGGGATGTCATAGACCTGAACGATCTGGCCTGCAGGTGGTTTGCCGGCGGCGCGGTCTACTGGCGTTTCCGGGTTTAGCCCGGGCACGTTGGCAAAAATGAACCGCGTGACGGTCAGCGGCTTTTTCTGGCTTTGCTTCAAGGCAATCTGGCTTTCGCCGGCCAAGGTAATACTGGCGCTCACGGTGCGCTCCTACAGGCTGGCAACCAGCGTTTGCTGGTCGTCGTTGAAGTCGATCAGGGCGATTTGCAGCCCCACGGGGGTGATGGTCACGAAGTCGTAGCGCCGGCAGGTGCGGCCGTATTGCTGGATCAGCACGCGCAGCAGCTCGGGGTTCAGCGACAGCTGGGCGTTGCTGAACTTGAGCAACACCACGTCCCAATCCCGATCGGGCTGGCGCTCCTCGATCTCGACGTAACCCACGCCGAGGCGTTCGAAAATGCGCTTCATACCGGCGGTGCTGCCGGCGTCCACGGAGTTGACGAAGGCGTGTTTCACTCGCAGCCGGAACAGCGACTCCGGCTCGCCCTGAAAGCGCGTGACGTCACGCTGCCAAGCCCACAGCTCAAGGACGCTCATGTGGCAGGTGTCGGGATCGATCTGCGAGTAAGGCCAGCGCAGCCAGCCGGTGACGGTTTCCCACCACGACTGGGCAGCGGCGACCAATTTCGAAAGCTCGGTACCGCCAAGCCAGAACAGCAGTTTGAGTTTGGTCATTGCAGATTCACCTTCACCGAGGACAGGCGCGGGATGTTCAGGCCGCTGATGATGTCCACCCCCGGGGCAAATCGAAGCGATGCGATATCGTCAAAGTGTTGGTGAAGCTCTTCCGCCAACCGGCTGAAGCTGAAACGCGACTGGGGATAAGTCAGCGTGGGCTGATAATCACGCGGGGTGCTTTCCCGAAATGCTGCCCGGATGAACAACTCGACCTCACTTTTCAGCGTATTGATCTGTTCCGTACTCAGGTTCGGTTGGAGCCAAAGGGACATAATCACACTCACCGGCACCTCCGGCATGACCATGGCCAGCAGGTCATCGCCGTGGCCGTGGTTGCCCTGGTCGCGGATGTGCGAATTGATTTGCTCCAGGTAAGTCGCCGCCGGCACGCCCGCGTCAAACAGCACATAGGCGTTGGCACTGCCCGGGCCACGTGGTGCGCCATGCTCAAAGTAAACGCCGTCCGGACGCACGCCGGGAAACGCGGAAATCATGGCGCGATATACCGCATCTGTGTGCCACTGGTTTACCGCCGAGAACTGGTTGCGCACGCGCAAACGCAGTTGCTCGTTAGGCTCAGGATCCGCACCGGGTGATTCCAGCCAGCCGTCTTTGTTCACCACCTGGACAATGCCGGGAATCGGTACCGGCAGGATCGCGTAGTAACCCGGGGCGAGGTTGAAGCCGCTGCCGGCCTCGATCGCTTCCACCGGAACGTCTCGCTGGAGCTGGCCTTGTTGAAACGTCGCCGGCGTCGTGGTGACCAGTTGATAGACATTGCCGTTGATTGCGGCCGACTGCACCACAATGCCCTTTTCCAGCTCCAGCACACCGTCCGGCACCGCTCGGGTGAATAGCAACTTACCGCGGGCTTTGGTGGCGCCCTTGCGCTCGACGTTGACCGCCCACGCGAGCATGTCCAGCCAAGCGTCTACCGCTGTTTTCACAAAGAAGTTCGGCAGCACGGTCAGACACAGAAAGTCCAACAGCCACAACACCGGTTTGGTCACCAGCGCGGTCATCACCCGCCAGAACGGCGAATAGCTGCTGGTGTTGGCCACCTTGGCGCCCTGGGCTTCCACTTCCTTTTCCCACGCGGCCTTCAGCCCCGCTTCGGTGGTCGGAATGCCGGCGTCAGCGATCACCTTTTTAAAATCGACCTGACTCACAGACTTACCTCAATCGATCCGAATTTGATGGTTTTGGCAGTCACCAGGTAAACGCCTGGTTCCTGTTGAGTGATGCGCGCAGTCCCCGGTACCAGGCGTTTGTCGTTCTCCACCAACAGTTCCAGCTGCTGGATGCAGTCTCGTTGCCGCAGGCGGTCGCGCTCGGCCACCAGCACGACCAGCAGCCCGCTGTCGCGGATCATGTGGGCGATGTCCTGGGCGATGCAGGCGCGGTCATCGATCAGCAGCGGCTGGTGCGACGGATCCAGCACCAGGTCGTTGTCGACGATCCACAGATCTACGTACTCGCTCACCCGCCCACCGCCATGGCGACCATGTTTTCCATCTCCAGCGGTGTCATCGTTTTACCGGTATGGATGTTCACGTTTTCCACGTGCGTGCCCTTGTTCTGGCTGCTGTTGTTGTTCTGGATGCTGGTCAGCAAGCCACCGGGCGGTACCGCTGAAGGGCGCGCCGGCGAAAGGCTGGGGATTGCCGCGTTGATGGTCTGCTGGGCTTTCTGCGCGGCGTTGGCGGTGTCGGCGGCGTTGGTCGCAGCATCGACGCCGGGCACTTCGGGCATACCGCCGAAACGCGCCTCGATGTTCACGCCCGGGATGCTGTTCAGCAGCTCGATCACGCCGTTAACGGCCTTGGTGAAAATGCCGACGATGCTGTCCCAAGCGGCCTTGGCCATGCTCGACCAGCCCCCCATGGAGTTGAACCAGTCGGACAGTTTCTGCAGCTTGTCGGCGACGAACTGGAACGCGGCGGTGTTCATCAGTGCCGCCGTCCATTCGTCCCAGTAGTAGACGGCCGCGACAATGATCGCGATCAGGGCGACGATCCCGACCACGATCCACACCACCGGGTTGGCCAACAGCGCCGTGTTGACCAGCCAGATCGCGCCCTGCCACAGCAACATGGCGCCGCGAATGAGCGCCAGGCCCGCGCTCAGCGTGTAGATCACAGCCACGTAAGCCAGGATTGCCAGTTTCTGCAGGATGAACATCGCGACAGTGCGCAGGCCCATCAATTGGAAGAGTTTCCAGACGGTCAGCATGCCCAGCCAGGTCATCCGCGCAATGCCCACCACCATGGTCAAGGCGGACATGGCGGCAACGATGCCCATGATCGACAGCGCAGTTATGCCGATCACGCGGGTGATGTTCGGGAACAGCTGCGACCAGCGCACGAGGGTTTTACCGATATCCACCATCTTGGCCATGAACGGCGACAACACCGGGATCAGCACCTGACCGAACACCGTGCGCATCACCTCGACCAGGGACGCCCACTGCTGCCAGGGATCGACCATCGCCCGGGCCATCTGCTCGGCGTTCTCCAGTCCGCGCACCTTTCCCAACTGCTCGATGCCATTGCGCAGCCGATCGGTGTCCTTGGCCAGCGCGCCGATCACCTGGGCGCCTTCGCCGCCGAAGGCCTCCATCAGCTTGGCCCCGGCCGACGCGCTGGTCAGGTCGCCGAACTTGCCCTGGAGCTTGTCCAGGATGGCCATCATCGGCAGCACCTTGCCCTGTTGGTCGGTGAACTTCATGCCAAGCTTTTCCGAGGCGGCGCCGATGTTCTCGAAAAACGCCTTGTAGCGTCCGCCGGCGTCGCCGCCTTCCATGGTGCTGCTCAGTGTGCCGATCACCGCCATCTGCTCAGCCAAATCGACGCCGGAGGTGGTAGCGATCGCACCGGCCTCCTTGAAAGCGTCTTTCATGGCCGCGCCGCTGGTACGGAACAACTGAACAGCCAGCGCCGTCTGACCGCCGAGCTTTTCCACCCATGCGCCTTTGCCCATGGCATCGGCTTGGGACTTCTGCAGGTTGTAGAGCGTGCCGACGTATTCGCCCATGGTTTCGGCGTCGGTCTTGGTGGCCTTGGCCAGCAGGTTGCTGGTGTTGGTGAAGACCGCGAGCTGGTTGCCGGCAAGTCCCTTGATGGCGCCCTCGATCAGATACGCTGAGGCTACAAAGTCCTTGGCGTTCTCACCGTAGTTCACCGCGAACTCCAGTGATTTACTGTTCAGCGCCGCCAGCGCGTCTTCGGCCACGCCCAGCGATCGGACATCGCCCAGGGCGCGGTTGACCTCCAGCGCCGGTTCCATGGATTCGCGAATCGCGACCACGCCCGCTGTCAGACCTCCAAAGCCTAAGCCGATCGTCTTGATGTGCTTTTCGCTTTGATCGGCAAGCTCGGAAAAGCCCATTTTCACCTTGCCCAAGGGCGCGGTGACCTTGTCCTGCAAGCTGAGAATGAAAGCCAGGCTGGCGCTACGGTCTGCCAATGTCGTTACCCGTTCAGCGCAAGGGCGATGCCGTTAGCCACGGCAAACTCCATGCGTCTCCAGTATTCGTCTTCAAGCCACCTGGCCGTCCCCATCACCTCGGGCGTTGGTTCGGCACCAGGTAGCCAGCGGTTCGTCAGGGCCATTAACTGGCTCAGGCCGTTTTCGCTCAGGCGCTCAGCGTGCTCGAGCGCTTTTTTACGATCACTTCAACGTTCGGCGCGTACTCCTCCAGCAGCGCGCCGGCGATCTGCATCACCATCACCGGGTTGACCAGCAGCGGTTTAAGGCCTGCTTTCTGTTCCTGCAGCACGGTGGTCATCAGCAGGTTGTTGCCCGGGGCGACCTTGTTGGTTTGGGTCAGGGCGTTGAAATACTTGGTGACGTCAGCCGGGGTCAGGTTGAAAGTGAATTCCGCTTCGCCGACTTCCAGGGTGATTTCAGCGTTCTGTTGGCTCATGGTTTTTTTCTCTCGTTGAGGTTGGGAAAAGTGGTGCCCTGGTGCGCCGACGATCGTTGGCACACGCCAAGGGCGTATTGCTGCAGTCCGAGAACCATTTGCCGGGTCAGGGCAAGTTCATCTCGGAGGCTGAAATAATCCGGTCGAGCGTCTGCTGCGAGTTCGGCGGTGCCTGCATCAGCCACGCGGGCGGTGCCGGGCGTGGCGGACACAGATCCGAAGGCGGGACAGGTGGCGCGGACGTGCAACCGGCCAGTGCCATCGCCAACAGCGCGGCGCAGGCGTTCGTTTTCAGTGCGTGCATCGGTCAATTCCTCGGTGTTCCGTTGGTCGATCGCGTCCCGCTCGGCAAGCATCTCGCCGCTGATGCGGGCCGCTTGGCGCAGGCCGACCACCTCAGCGTTCAGGCCTCGCACGTCTTCCAGCGCCTCGTCGCGTTGATCCACCACGCGGATAAACCAATACATGGGCACCAGTGCGGTAATCAGGATCGCGATCAGCGCGGCCTTGAAAGGTGAAATGGTCACTTCAGACAGGCTCCCATCTCGGCCAGCCGGCGGTTGTGCAGCCCTGGAACAAAGCGTTTCTGGCCCTTGGCGTCAGTCACAAAGGCCCACACTGGCGTCTTGCCATCCGGCGCCCATGCCAAGGCTTTACACCCATCGGCAATGCGATCGGCGTTGATCAGCGCGACCGCTCGACTGGCACAGGTGCTGGTCACGCCGAAGTTGTGGGCGTGACTGGTCAGTGCGTCGAAGGGGTTCTGGCCCACGTTCGGGTTGGTGATGCAATCGGCCAGCTCCAACTGCGTTTTGCGGATCACCAACTGCTCCACCTCGGCGCACTTGGCGGGCGGCCAGTAGTCGCCGACCACGACCGGGTACGGGCTGGTAAACCCGGTGATGCCTTTGCAAACCGTAGGCAGGCCACCGGCGAGCTTGTCCGCGTAAACGGTGTTCTGGCCGTTGCCTTCCCAGGTGCCCAAAAAGACCACCAGCGGAGCGCTGGCCAGCGCGATCAAGCCGGCCTGAATCCGATCGCGCAGGCTCATGGAAACCACACTCGCAGCAGCGCCGGCACCACCATCTGCAGCACGGCGCCAACCAGCGTCAGGATGGTCAGCAAGCGGCCGACTTTGGCGCCGATGTCGTTCACCGCGACCGTCAGGGTTTGCTGCCCGGCGTTGAGTTCCGACAGCTGGCCCGCCATGTGTTCGAAACCCTGCTCCAGCTTGGTGACGCGGGTCGGGACGGTTTCGTGGCGGTCTTCCAGCTCGCCCAGCCGGTGTTCGAAGACAGCGAACTTTTGCTCCAGCACTCCAAGGCGCACGGCGTCAGTGGTCATCAGCGTTTACTCTTCTCAAAGTCCGTCTGGCACGGGACGCACCGCGTCTTGCCGCCCAGCGCCTGGCGCGCCGGCGGGATCTCTTTGTCGCAGTCCAGGCAATGGGTCAGGCTTGGCCCCACCGGCACAGGCTTGAGCAACTGGGCCTCGATCGCCTGGTCACGTTGGCGCTGCTCCAGCTCCTGGGCGCGGTCGAACCAGTCCACCATCAGCGAATACCTTCAATCTCAGCGGCGGCGAGGTACGGCACACCGTTGATGTGGATGAAATCCGGACTGGTGACGTCGAACGGCACCTTGTGCTTGGTCTTTTCGCCGCCCTTCGGATCGATTGCCAGCAGGCTGGAGACCTTCACCTTGCAGCCGAAAGCTTCTACGCGCAGTTCCTCATCACCGCCTGCTTTGGCGAAGAACACCGCATCAAACGGCTTCAGTTCGCGAAAGCTACCGGCCGAGCGTGCCGCGTCGATCAGCAGTTGAAAGTTGGTGCTGTCCAGTTCCAGTTCGCCGGCGGCGGCGACGTCGCCTTCCACATAGCCGTCCGGCACGCCCCGGGTTTGGGCCACGGCCGAGTTGTCGGTGATGTCCAGGGTGCAGTTCTCGACGTGCAGCGCGATGTCGCCCAGGCTCACGTCGAAGTTCTTGCCGCCAATTTTTGCCATGGGGCGTTACTCCGTTTTGTCGGTGGAAAGATCCAGGGCGATGTTCGCCGTCAGGTCTTTCGGGCAGTTGAGGGGTTTGAGCTTGAAGTAGGCGACCACCTTGGTTTTGCTCAGCCAGGTCAGCACCAGGTCGCCGTCTTTCGGCGGCTCGATGTCGCCGGGGAATACCTGGCCAGCGAACGTGACGGACTTGGCCATGGCGCGCAGCGGCGCCATCAATTGGTTGGTGTTCACCGCCATGCTGTTGGGCGTGTTGTTCAAGCGGCGATCGGCCACGCGGCGGATCAGCAGCGCCCGGATCTGGCGAGCGGCCTTGTCGGTGATGCGCAGGTATTCCACGACCTGAAAGTCACTGCCGGGGGTGTCCAGCATGTTGCCGTCACCCCAGTACACGCCCTGATAATCGGGATAGGTCTGCGAAACCGAATAGCGCGCTCGATCCAGTTCGGAACGCACGGCCGAGGGCAGCGGGATCTTGTCGCCGTCCACCGGCACCGGGCCAAGGCCTTGCAAAGCACCGGTGGCCACACGCATGGGACTGTCGGCGATGCTGACGGAAGCGTTTGCCAAGCGACCAGCGAGAACGCCCAGGTCATTGCCGTGTAGTTGTGGAACGACCAGGACACGCGGCGCCGCCAAGTTGGCCAGCAGCGCTTTACGCTCACTCACGTACTGCGCCCAGGTCTGGTCGGCCGTGATGCCGGCAGCGCATGCCATCACGAAGACGCGACGGCCATAGGTGTTACTCAGCGAGATTGCGGCGTCATGCATCGCCGACAATTCGGCCGGTGCGGTGACAGGTTTGGTGATAACCACAGCCTCGACGGAAAATCCCTGTTGCTGGGCCTTTTCCAGTGCGCTGGACCAGTCGCCCTCGGCGGCGATCGGAGCCGCCACGCACGCCCAGCGCTGACCGCCGTTGAGGCGGGCGGCGGTGATTTGGGTTTTCAAGTCGCTGGCCGGCACGCCCAGGGTGGCGTCCAGATCGCTGTCAGTGTTCAAGGGGACGAACTGGCCGACGTTCTTGCCGGCCGGGCCGATGAAAAGAAAGTAACGCTCAATCTCAGTCACCGGCCCCTGGCCCAGATTGAGATTGTCGACGGTGACTTGACCGAGTGCCATGCAGTGCCTCGTTAGCGGGGTGAAGTTAGGATTTGTTGCATCACCTGGTTAATCAGGAGATTGGTTTCGCGTTCAGTTTCGGCGCCGATGAACTGGCGTTTCGGCAATGTGATTTCCCAGCTCTGCGCGCCGGAGGTCTCCTCGCGCTGGTCGTCCAGAATGCGAATCAGCAGGCCGGCCTGGGCGTAGTTCACATGGTCTTGAATCCACGCCACAGACGGCCGGGTCAGCGTCTTTTTCCCCGCCTGGCGCACACGGAAGCCCAACCGGCGCAGACGCTTTGCCTGTTTGTCGGTCGCAGCCAGGCCCGGCGGGGTTTTGTTCCAGCGGCGCATCTGCGCGGCCGTGCGGCGTTCGCTGGCACCGTTGTGTTGCTGGGCGGCGACCCATCGGGTCAGGGCGTTTTTCCAGCCCAGTTCCGCTTCGTCAGGGGTCACGCGGGTGACCACCATCAACTTGGCCAGGCCGGCTTCCATCTTCTTTTTGCCTTTGCCGTCGCCCTTGCGCGGGGCGAACGGCGAGCCGTCCAGGTTCCGCTGTTCGCGCACACGCTTGCGGCTCATCGTCCGCACGCGCTTGGTGACCTGGTTCAACAGCCGGCGGCGCAGTTGCGGAGGCAGGCTCAACAAGGCCAGTTGCTCGCGCACGCCCAAACGCCCGCGAACGTCGAGTTCGAAAGTGCTACGGCCGGCCATCGGTGGCCACCTCGCCGAGCTCGGCTATCCACAGATCAAAGGGAACAAACGCCCAGGTCTTGCCGAAGGCCTCGATCTCGCCTGCAGGGTCTTCGGACAGGTACTGCGGCTCGACGAATTCCAGCGTGACTTCCACGTCGAACAGGTCGTTGTCCAACGGCTCCACGGCGAATTCCGGTGCCGGGAGTTCGTGGCGGTCGCGATCGCCGTCGTGGTTTTCCAGCCAACTGCCGACCAGGGCCATGAGACGTGCCGGATGGTCGGCGAAGCGCTCCAGCACAATCGCGGCGCGATAGTGCATATCGGCGAAGTGCATGCCGCCGACGTCGGGCTTCCAGATCAGCGAAAGCTTTACCTGCTCGGTGAAGCTGTCGAGCTGCTCAGGCGCGACCAGGCGGCGCTGCATCAGGTAGGCGGTCAATGCCTGCAGCTTGGTCATAGCAACTTCGCCGTGATGCGGCCACGGCCCTGCAGGGCGCGCACAGCCTGCTGACTGAATGCCAGAAACGTGTCTTCACGCTCCGGCGCTTCCTTGCCGGTGTTCTCGGCACTCTCACGCCGGGTCACGGTGGCGAACTGCTGCAGGGCGCTGGCTTTGGCGCGGCAATACACGGCGCGTTTGTACAGCTTGGCTTTGAATGCACGTTCGGGCAGCAGCATCGGATCGGCTGTTTCCACGGCGTTGATACCCGCCGCCAGCCAACTGGTTTTGAGCTTGGCCAGGTCGTCGTTGACCTCGGCCATGGCGATGCTCAGCGCGTCGGTCAGCAGGTCGCCCAGGAACTCCGCCGGCAGGCGGTAGCCCTTCTGGAATTCGGACACGGAGAGGTCTGGCCAGAAACCGTCGTTCTCGATGATCTGTTCCACAAAGGTGGTGGGTTTCCCGGAAAAGCTCATTGCTGACCGCTCGAATTAGGGCGGGGAGACTGTTTTTCGTGGGGCTGGCCATAAATGGCAGACACACGTCCACAGTTCCCCGCTGGGGGGGTAGTCGGTTATTGGGCGCCGTCGTTGGCGGGTGTTTGTTTGGCGATCGCCTTGCGGCATTTCGCAATGCGCGTTTCGTTGCCGGCTTTGGCGTACAGCTCAGTGGAGCGCTCCAGGTGCGTAAGAGCGGTTTCCCACTGCTCGGCCTCCATGGCGCGCATGCCGATCAACTTGTGGTACTTGCTCGGGATCTGCTCGATCAGATCCCATTCACCGTCGACACGCGGTAGCAGGTTGGACAGGTACGGTTCCGGGCTGCGCTGGGCGTTGTACTCGGCGTAAGCCCAGTCGATCACTGCATCCGCGACAAAGGTCTGCACGTCGCGCCGCTTGAAGCGCTCCGGCATTTCCTGACCTTGCTCGATCGCGAAGTCCGCCAGCACCAGACCGTCTTCGAACTGCTCGGTGTCGAACAGCCAGACCATCACCTGCACCAGGACGGGGTTCGGCATGACAAGGCCCGAATCCATGTAGCGCTGAATGAAGTCCTGGTACTTGGGCAGCAGTTCCTCACGCTTGAGTGCCTGACGTCCGGCCAGCCCCTTGATCGCGCTCAGGCGTTCCAGGTCTTGAGCCAGCGCCGCTTCCTGCAGGAGCAGGTGTTTTTTGGCATTGGCCGGACTGCTCAGGGCTTCCGCCGGCGAATACGCCAGCGGTGCCGCTGCGGCAGCGATCACTGCAGCGCTTCCCAGGGCCAACGTGCGGCGCTTGTGTGCGAGAGCCAGGCTCACTTCACCAGCTCCACGTTTTCGGTCAGCGCGATCTTTTCCAACTGCTCGATCACGTAACCTTCGTTGCGGCTGTTGTAATCCTCGACGCGGGAGCGTTTTGGGTTGTCCACGGTTTGCTTGCGCCAGCTGGAGTCCTGGAAATAGATCGACAGGTTGTCCCAACTGGTGACCAGCACGCCGTTGACCGGAAAGAACGGAACGCTGAAGCTCGGCAGACCGCCGTAGGTGGCGATGACCTGAGCGTCCTCAATGCGCTCTTTTTCGGTAGGTGTATCACCCTGCTTGGCGTACAGCTTGGCCTTGTCGGCCGCCAACAGGTCCGTGCCGATAATGGCGATCAGGTCGCCGCCATCGCGCAGACGTTCGTCCACCATTTGTTTGGTGTCATGCACCAGGGCGTCCAGATTGGCGTAATCGCCGTCCGGCCCCAGAGTGACTTTGCCGGCGGCTTTGCCTTCCTTGAGTACCTGCTGCGGTGCTTGCTCGCGCAGTTGCTGCAACCAGCCTTTGTTCACGTCCTGCAGCATTGGGTAAGCGGCAATATCGGTCTGCGCAGCGGCTTTCAGGCCGTGGAAACCGACCATGATGCGGTCCAGAGCGATCTGTTTCTGCACAGCAGCCGAGTAACGTTGATGGAAGTCCGGGAACTTGGCCCAGGCATCGATCTTCGCGTAGGGCAGACCCACGTCCGATTCGGTCGACGACAGTTCGTAGGTGCTGTTTTCCAGCGCCGAAGCATCTTTCGCCACGCGATCGGTGGTCTTGGTGTTGGTGCGGCCAGTGACCGGGCCGGACACGCCAATGAACACCTTCTCGCCCTTGATCTCGGTCACCGGAATGACGTTGATGCGCTGCAGGAAGTCCGCTTTGGCGGTAATGGCGTCGTTCAGCTCCTGGGCGATCGACGGTTCAACGGAGAACATCTTGCTGGCCAGCTCGACACCGTAGGTCTCGGCGATCGCCAGCTGCATTTCGGCGTACATCTTGGCGCCGTAAGCACTCAGGGAACGGGCCATGGTCAGAGCACCCGCGCTTTGGATTTGTCAGTCGGGCCGGAATTGCGCGGCAACTGACGTCCGGTCGGTGTGTTCTGCAGCGCAGTGAATTGCTTCTGCAGGCCGGCCAACGCAGCCAACACAGACTTATTGCCGCCACCGTTACGCTTGAATTCGCGCTCCTCTTCGGCAGTGGTGACGATCTCGTCTACTGCGGCACTGACGTCATCGATCGGGGCTTGATCGGGTTCCGGTGCGTCTTCGGCGGCAGGCTCGATCACGGCCTGAATGCCGGCAGCGACGACCAGCAGCTGGGCCAGCAGGGCTTTCAAGGCCGTTGCGGTAGCTTCATCCATTGGGGGTTTGCTCTCGGTTGGGGTTTGCGGGGTGGTTTCGGTGGACGTGTCTTCAATACCGAAACGCTTAAACAGGCGGGTGAACATGGCGGCAAGGCGCCCGATCTCGCCCTGCGGCTCGGTTTCGCGTAGCGGGCCGAGTTCTTGCGAAGCGGCGTAGTAAGCGGCGCGGCTGGTTCGATTGGAGAAATACAGCTCTTGAGTGCCAAGACTCGCCGGCGAATCAGTCACCGCCAAGCCGGTCAGATAGGCCTTGCCGCTGCCGGCGAAATTCGGGGTGATCTCGATGCTGCTGAACAGCTTCTGGCCTTGGTCGTTGAGGTACAGAAGGCGGTCGTTCGGCTTCAGCTGCGCTTCCAGCGCGATTTGACCAGGCTCCAGATCCTCGCCCTCTTCCACCAAACGCACAGCGAATACGGTGCCGTGCGAGCCTGTCCAGCGTTCGTGGTCACACCAGATCACCGCCGTGTACTTGGCAGGTGTGTAGGTCTCGGCGATGTCGCGCAGTTCCTGGGGCAGGATCTCGCGGCCATCGACGGTCGGGCCGCTAGTGGCAACACGTTTCCAGTAGGAGACAAGGGAACGGGGCATGGTGGGTAACTGCGCTCAATCACTGAATGAGCCGCCACGATAGGGAGCCGATTTGCCCCAAACAAACGGTTGGTTTTCGGCGATCTCCTATTTTCCGGATATAGGCGAATGATGGGATTTAACCCCGCGTTTCCGGCGTTTTCGCCGCATAGACTGCGGCCCATGAACTACCCGACCGAAGTCAAAGAAGCCGCAAAACGCCTCTACCTGCGCCGCTGTTCGGTGAAGGAAATCCAGGCGCATTTGAAGCTGCCAAATATCCGTATCGTCTACTACTGGATCCGCCAAGGCGGGTGGGACGAGATGCTTACGGATGAAGAACCGTTGAGCGCCGTCAACCGACGAATCACCTTGATTCTGGAGAAGATCGAGCCGCTGACGAAAGCCGAACTGGACGAACTGGAGCGGCTGACAAGCCTGCTTGAGCGACTGAAAAAGCTAGCGGCCAAACCTGCGCCGGCGGCGGCAACAGATCGTCCGGACGAGCCTCGCGAACGTCAGCCTGGCCAACGCCGTGAGCGTGGCGAAGGCGGCGGCAAGAAGCGCGAAAAGAAGGCAAAGAACGACATCAGCGGCCTGACCGAAGTGGACTTCCTGGATAAGTTCATCTCGAAAATGTACGGCTACCAGAAAGAACTGTTCGAGGCGAAACAGAACCCGCTGACCCGCCGTGTCCGGAACATCCTCAAAAGCCGTCAGGTCGGCCTGACCTACTACTTCGCCGGCGAAGCGTTCATGGACGCCGTGTTGAGCGGTGATAACCAGGTGTTCCTGTCGGCCAGCCGATCGCAGTCCGAGATCTTCCGCAGCTACATCATCCAGTTCGCCAAGCAATGGTTTGATATTGAGCTGACCGGTAACCCGATCACCCTGAGCAACGGCGCCGAGCTGCGTTTTCTCAGCACCAACAGCAGCACCGCCCAGGGCTACCACGGCCACGTCTACGTGGACGAATATTTCTGGATTCGCGACTTCGAAAAACTCAGCACCGTGGCCAGCGCCATGGGCACCCACAAGAAGTGGCGCAAAACCTATTTCTCGACGCCCAGCGCCGTGTCGCACCAGGCGTATCCGTTCTGGTCGGGCGAAGAGTTCCGCAACAGCAAGCGCGGCAAGAAGGCCGGCGGTGTGTGGCCGAGCGAAACGGCCTACACACAGGGCGCGCTGTGTCCGGACGGCCAGTGGCGCAAAACGATTACTCTGGACGATGCGATCGCCGGCGGCTGCGATTTGTTCGACCTGGAACAACTGCAGTTGGAGTACGACGAGGACAAGTTTCAACAGCTGTTCTACTGCAAGTTCATCGACAGCACTCAAAGCGCTTTCAGCCTCAAGGATCTGGAGCGCTGCTACTCGGATCTGTCGCTGTGGGAGGACTACAACCCGGATCTGGATCGCCCGTTCGGCAACAGCCCGGTCTGGCTGGGGTACGACCCGAGTCGCACCCGCGACGACGCCACCTGTGTGGTCATCGCGCCGCCACTCGAACCCGGGGCGAAGTTCCGGATCCTGGAGAAGCACAGCTGGCGGGGCCATTCGTTCACCTACCAGGCCGCGCAGGTCAAGAAGCTGACCGAGCGCTTCAACGTGCAGCACATCGGCATCGATGTCACCGGCGTGGGTTACGGCGTTTTCGACCTGGTGCGCGACTTCTACGCCAAGGCGACACCGATTCACTACAGCCTGGAAGCGAAAAACGCCCTGGTACTGAAAGCCCAGGACACGATCCAAGGCAGTCGCATCGAGTGGGACGCGGGATGGACGGATATCGCCCAGGCATTCCTGACCATCAAGCGCGGCGCCACCAACAGCGGTCAGATCACCTACAGCGCATCCCGTACCGAAGCCACCGGTCACGCCGACATTGCCTGGGCGGTGATGCACGCCCTGTCAAACGAACCTTTGAACACCAACAAGCGGCGTCGTAGCCGCTACGTCACGAGTAACCAGAGCAGCCATGGCCAACCGCAAACGCAGAAAGCACCACGTAGTCCAACCACAGCAGCAGCCGATGCGTTCGTTTACATTCGGGGAACCGGAGCAGGTGCTGTCCGGCAACATCGGCGAATACGTGGGCGTGTTCCCCAGCGACGACGGCAAGATCTACAAGCCGCCGGTATCACGGGCCGGCCTGGCGAAGCTGTTGCGCGCCAACGCTCACCACGGCGCCATTCCGAAGTTCAAGCGCAACCTGTTGCTGCGTGAGTTCATCGCCTCGGCCGGCTGCAGCACAGAGACAATGGGCCGCGCCGGACTGGACTACATGGTGTTTGGCGAAGCGTACTTCTACAACGACACCAACGCATTCGGCCAGGTGCTGGAGCTTCAGCACCTGCCGGCGATCAACATGCGCGTAAAGGTCGACGGCGGTTTCGTGATGCTGCTGCCCGACAACAAGGAAATGGAGTTCGAGGCGCACGAGATCTCCCACGTCCTGGACTACGACGTGGAACAGAACATTTACGGGATTCCAGATTACTTGGGAGGTCTGCAGGCGTTGCTGCTGAATGAGGCCGCTACCCTCTTCCGCCGGCGCTACTACAGCAACGGTGCGCACGCCGGCTACATCTTCTACACCAACGACCCCGACCTGACCGAAGAGGACGAAGACGAGCTGCGCGCCCAAATCAGCGCGAGCAAGGGTGTGGGCAACTTCCGATCGATGTTCGTCAACATCCCCAACGGTAAGGAAAACGCCATCCAGATCATCCCGGTGGGCGACTTCCAGGCGAAAGACGAGCTGGAGAAAGTGAAGAACATCACTCGAAACGATGTCATCGCGGCCTGGCGGATGAACCCGGCGCTGGCAGGCATCATCCCGGAAAACACCGGTGGATTCGGCGACATCGAAAAGATCGATCGCGTGTACACCAGCAACGAGATCCGGCCGATCTGCCAGTTGTTCGACCAGCTTAATAACAAGTTACGAGAAGACAGGCGCTTTAGCTGGAAGCCTGCTCATGAAGCAGTGGATACCACTACATGAATAAGCAAGTGGAGAGAAAGCCACTGCATATTATGGCAATATGGTAGCGATCAGCTGCCCTTGGGGAGGGACACAATGAGAGTTGTATGCAAGTGCGGCCACAAGGGCCGAATTGCTTCACGGGAAGAGGTAACAACGGAGTTCGTGAAGCTGTATTGCCAATGCCTGGACGCCAGGTGCGGGCATACATGGGTGTCGAACCTGACGTTCTCACACACGCTCAGCCCGTGTTCGCAGACCTTCGAACGCATGTTGATCGATCGGTTTCGCGAGTTGCCCAGGGCGAAGCAGCGGGAGCTGTTCGAGCAGTTGGGGTCGCAGGCGGTGGCGTAGGTACAAACCGCCAACGCTACAGCGTCGGCGATCGGGATCATTCAAAGAATGACGTTCAGCCCCCTACTTTCTCCTTTGGGTTGATTGCCAGTATCTCAGCCACGCGACGAACCTGCTGCTGTTCAACGCGACTCAGCCGACGATACAGATCGATCAGTCGACGCTCGATGTCAGTGAGTACGGTAGTTTCCGACCCGACGTGCTCGAGGTTGATTTGATCGTTCTTCTTGCGATCCAACATGCTAACTACTCCATAAAGTGCATTGCTGAACGGACTTTATGGGGCGTGGCAAAAATCATTGGAATGGGAGCTTTCCCAATGATGTATGGCTTTTCGTGAATTAAGACCGACGCCTGGCGGCGTCGTCAGCCATGGCCTCAAGGAAACGACGGATCGCTTTTTGATCCTCATCCGAAATGGTTCTGAACTGGTTTATCAACTCTTCTTCTGCTGCGCTAAAAAGTTGCCCCAGAGGAGTGGATCGCCGGCCGGTCAGCACATAAGCAGCATCAACGCCACGTTCTTCAAGAGCCGTGACGTATCGGAGATCGAGAGAGTTCGCTCCCAATTCGTAGTTCTTTTGTGTGCCCCGGCTGACGCCTAGCAGCACACCAAAATCCGTTTGATTTAACCCCAAGCGCTCGCGCTCTTCCCTGAGGCGTTCACCCACTCGATCCGCTATGAGCATTTTTTTATTCACCACCATTGACTTGATCATTTTTTTGACCAAGAATCACCACAGACAAACGCAAACAAACAGAAACAAACAAGGGGAGCACTATGCCCGCCACCGTTACGCACGAGCAAGCCCGGGCGGCGCTTGATCGAAAAGGAGTCAGCATTGCGGAGTTCAGTCGCAAACACGGACTGAACAAAAATTTAGTCAGCGACCTATTGAACGGTCGGATCAAAGGTCGCCGGGGGGAGGCACATCGCGCCGCTGTGTTGCTAGGGATTAAAGACGGCGTGATCGAACAGTAATAGCGGCGCTCAACAGGGAAAAGTAGAAGATGAAAAGCCCGATCCTAGACACTCGCAAAGAAGTCATGAGCGAGATCATCCGCAGCTATACCGGAGGACGTGAGGCCGCTGCCGCACGCTTGGGACTGAAGCTTAAAAAGTTCGACAACCATGCCTACGAAAACGCTGGCTGTAGCCCGCTTAGTGACACGCAAGTTTTCATGCTGGAGCAAGATTGCGGCACACACCATTTACCCAACTACGTCGCGTCGATGTATGGCGGGCTGTTTGTGCCGGTTGCTGATCCTGAGACCTTGGACAACGTCGAGCTTTACGCTCGGTCGGTGCAGGTAGCAGCAAAGCGCGGTTGTGTTGACCAGGCGATCGCCAAGGCGCTTGAAGACGGTTCGATCAGCGAAGAAGAAGCCGAGCTGATCCTAGACGCCCACAACCTCCATGTTGCTGCACGACACTCCGAAGTGCTTGCAGCCATCGCTCTATACCGTGCGGGGAAAGCCCAATGAACAATCTGTCTGCAGCACAGGAATATCAGGACATGCTCAAAGCCGCGGCGTCGCTGTTCCTCGAACGGCATCGGTGCGAACACTTGAGCGACGATCAGCAATTGGTCAAACGCGCCGTTCAACATTTGGTGTCCGACTTCGACGTACGGACTCCGACAGCCGAAAAAATGGTTCACCTGGCATACAGCGATTTATCTGCCGCAAGCGATCGGCAGTGCCTGGACGTACTGACCAGCACGGCGACACATACAGTTATCGCTGACACAGGCACCGGTGAGGTTTGGGCCGTCCCCGTCAGCCTGATCTATGAACGCATTCTGAACGCGCCGGACAACGGGCGTTTCCGCGTTACCACTCCTTAACACCCAACCAACAAATTCCCGATCCCCCCATATCCGTGGGTTTGGGTGAGCTGCGCCCGAAATTGAGGTTTGACGATGGAAAACACCCTGAACATCAACGCAAAACTGCCGCCAGCGCAGGCCGAAGCGCTCTTGGCAAACCTGCGTGAACAGTACCGTCTCAGCCTCAATGACCTTTGGTATGCAGATCAATTCCGCTTTATCCCCGAAGGCCTGCGTCACGGATCGATCCTCGCTAACTGTCCTGTGATGGCCGCACAGAAACACCTGATCGGCGCCCTCTCCCTCTGCCTTAAGAAAGTGAAGTAACCATGAAAGAGCAACTGCGTAGCGACGTGATCGAACGCTTGAAATTCGATTACGGCCTCAAGCACAGGACAAACACCGACTACATGCGTGGGGGTACTTGCCCGAAGTGCAGGCAGAAGACGCTTTACACCCGCTTTGATGCTCCGTGGTTAGTGATCTGCGGCAGACCTGAAAAATGCGCCCACACGATGCATGTGAAGGAGCTATACGACGACCTGTTTGAAGACTGGAGCAAACGCGCGCCAGCGACCGATCAACACCCTAACGCGACCGCCCGCGCCTATCTGGAATTTGCCCGAGGTTTTCGCTTAGAGCTGATCCAGGGATGGTTCACCCAGGAAAGCTATTACTCGGCCGAACACAACGCCGGCAGCGCTACCGTTCGCTTTGCCCTGGAGAAAGGCGGCTGGTGGGAAAGGTTGATCGACCGCCCACACCGCTTTGGAAAGATGAAAGCGCGCTTCAAATCGAAGGACAGCTACCGCGGCGTCTGGTGGTGCCCGCCTTGCGTGGATCTGCTGGAAGCCAAAGAAATCTGGATTGTGGAAGGAATCTTCGATGCGATCGCCTTGGTGCACAACGACATCGCAGCAGTGTCGGCTATGTCTTCGAACGCGTTCCCGGAGGAATCACTGCGGGCGCTTGCTCGAAACCGCGAAGGAAAGCTACCGAAGCTGGTGTGGGCCTTGGACAACGAACCAGGTGCACACACCTACACCAAACGCTGGGCAAAGCAGGCGCGAGCGCTGGGATTCGTCTGTGAGGCTGCACAGATTCCGCTCCGCGACGGCCGAAAGACCGACTGGAACGACCTGCATCAACGATGGGGCTTCATCGATGACGAAAGCCAACGAGCTGATCAGATTGCCGCTGACCTGAAACAGGTTCGTCACCAGGGTTCCCTGCTGCTGGCCGAGAGCGCGGCCGAGAAAGCGTTGCTCATGTACGACTGGAACAAGCGCGGGGAATTCCACCTTGGATTCGGCAACCGCCTCTACTGGTTCAAGTTGGACATGGAGAAATTCAACCGGGCGATGCAGGACATCGAGGACAGCGAGAACCACGACGACCAGTTGCTCAATCAATCGCAGCAGCGTGAGAAGGCCCTGCAACAGTCAGGTAGCGTCGTCGAGATCGCGAACTGCTACCCGCAGGCGCTGTACTTTCAACGCAACGAAGTCACCGACGAATCCTGGTACTACGTGCGTGTGGACTTCCCTCACGACTCAGAAAGCGTGAAAAACACCTTCACCAGCGGTCAGCTATCAGCCGCCAGCGAATTCAAAAAACGTCTGCTCGGGATGGCTGCCGGTGCCATGTACACCGGCAGCGGGCAGCAGCTCGACAAGTTGATGAAGGATCAACTGTTCGGCATCAAAACCGTGTCCACGATCGACTACGTGGGCTACAGCAAGGAATACGGCTGCTACGTTTTTGGGGATCTCGCCATCAAGGATGGCACGATCTACAAAATCAACAGCGAGGACTATTTCGAGTTCGGAAAACTGCGGCTGAAATCACTGCAGAAAGGCGTCCCGATCAAGCTGCAGCGTGACGGGAAGGATTTTAACGAGCAGTGGCTGCAGCTGCTGTGGACATGCTTCGGCGCCCAAGGTTTGGTCGCACTGGTGTTCTTTTTCGGTTCGCTGTTCTGCGAGCAGATCCGGGCGCGCTATCAGTCCTTCCCTTTTCTGGAAGCCACCGGTGAGGCCGGCGCCGGCAAAACCACCCTGCTCAACCTGCTGTGGAAACTGCTCGGCCGCGAGGGGTACGAAGGCTTCGACCCTATGAAGTCGACGAAAGCCGGCCGTTCGCGGTTGATGGGTCAGGTATCCGGAATGCCTGTGGTGTTTCTTGAGGCGGATCGCCACGGTGACGATCGATCTCACGCCAAGACTTTCGAATGGGACGAGCTGAAAGACTTTTTTGGCGGCGGCACTTTGGCCACCAAAGGTGTGAAGACTGCCGGCAACGAAACCTACGAACCACCGTTTCGCGGCACGATCGCCATCAGCCAGAACGCGGCCGTGGTCGCCCATGAAGCGATCATGACCCGGATCGTGAAGCTGCACTTCATCCGGCCGACAGTAACGCCGCAAAGCCGCGCTGCAGCGGACAAGCTGAACGCCCTGGACGGCGGAACGCTCAGCCACTTCCTGATTCGGGCCGTCGGTAAAGAGTCGGCCGTCCTCAAGTTTTTCGCCCAGCGCATGCCCGAACACGAAGCCAAGCTGCGCCGGCTGCACACCCACTGCTTCGACTGCGGAACCGAGTTCCCAAGCGAACAAGGTAACTGCCGCAGCTGCGGATCCGACCTGCGCGGATACATCCGTGTGGAGCGGATCAGCAAGAACCACGCGCAGTTGCTTTCGCTACTCGATGCCCTGCGCCTGGTTCTGAAACTGGACGAGCCTCAGGTAGCCGCGACCCAGCGGCAGATCGTCCGAATGGCGATCGAGCGCCAAGCCTCAATCAGCTCCGACCACCCGGCCGTTGCCGAATTCTGGGAAGTCTACGACTACCTCGAATCGCTCAATGATGACCCCTTGGTCGATCACAGCAGCGACCCGAGCGTCATTGCGATCAACCTCAACGAATTCAGCGAACGAGCCGCCGAACACAAACAGAAGCTGGCCGACGTGGCCACCCTGCGCGACCTACTCAAAGAGTCACGCTCGCACAAGTTTCTGGAAGCAAATAAAGCCGTACACAGCGCAGTCCGCGCAGCGATGAACAGCAGAACACCCTTGGCGCCGGGCCGTCCCACAACGGTCAAGTGCTGGATCTTCAAAGCGTGAAAAGGAGGCTACACCGATGCAAATCCAAGTCTTTATGGGTAATGCCGGCGACGGCAACACGAACAAGCTGCAGGAGATCATCGATGGCCTGAATGCGCTGGGGAAGACCCAGCCGGTGATTCAAGCCGGGGCTTACGGCGAGGACGGGCTGCTGCAGATTCTTGAAGTTCGTGCTGCAGGTGGCCAGCGCGAAATCCTGGTGGAGTCGTGCAGCCCACAGCAGATTTTGAGCGTACTGGAATGGCAATCCTGTAGCGAGGAAGACCCGAATTACGCTGACCTGGTTATTCACCTGGCCCGTCGAGACTGACGGATGAGAAGCGATGTCGAGGAGTTGCAGCTCCCCGACATCAACCACCACTGAGGGCAACATCATGGAAGCAAGGCACCAAAGCAGCAGTGATTCAAAGACTAACACACTCAACAACAGTGACCCGCAGGCTCGGCATCTGATGGCTATCAGAATCGTAGGTACAGCGCTGTTTGATTATCGAGTACGGAAAACTGAAGCAGCACGGATCCGGCTTGAATGCCTTACCACTTTCGCTAAGGAGCTGGGCGACATTAATGCGGCAGAGTTCGCTGTTGTCGCTCAACTACTGGCAGGCAAATCAACAGCAGACCGCCCCCCAATTGATCGAACTTACTCACTCGAAGGTATCGCACTATGAAAACGCTGTTTGTACTTATGGCCCAATACAATGGCCAAGTGGTAATTCCCCTGGATCGAGTGTGCCAGGATTATTTCACGCACCTGACAACGGATATGTTTCAACGCAAAGTGGGTGCCGGGCAGATAAAGCTCCCGATTACTCGCATGGAGCCGAGCCAGAAAAGTGCGAAAGGTGTTCATATTGCAGACCTGTCGGCCTACCTGGATGAACAGCGCGCTGCAGCAGTCAAAGAAAGTAATCAACTGAATAGCGCGCCGCGCAGTAGCTAATTCACTTCAACGTTTTGGCGCCCAGTTTTACGGGCGCCTGCAGGATGCGCTCGAACCATTCCCAAGTTGCATAAACATCCCCTCGCCCGCGCAAGTGGGTATAACGGCGCATTGAGTTCCAGTCTCGATGGCCCGACACGCTCGCCACTCGCGGAATATCCCAATCCATTTCAAAAAGACGACTGACGCCTTCGTGGCGCAGATCGTGAAAGTGCAGATCTTCAATGCCGAGGATTTTGCAGGCCCTTGTCCAGGACGTGGACACTGATTCAGCGCTGTAAGGAAAAATCTCAGGCAACACTTTAGGCATGGTCTGAAGGATCTCCCATGCTTCTGGAGGCAAATGACACCAGACGTCGTTACCGATTTTTTGCCCAGGGTTCTTCATGTCACGAACCAGAACCCGTTGGCCAGCCTCGTCCAAATCATCCCAGCGGATCCGGGTAATCTCTTCCTGCCTACGCGTGGAGAACAACGCGAAGCCAGCCAACTTAAGCATGTTGATAGAAGTTGGACGACGGGTTTGGATACTCCGAAAGTGCGTCAGCAGTTTGTCGAGTTCTTCCAAGGTGGGCCGGCGATCGCGCTCGCGGCTTTTCATGTTGTAACCGAGCTTTTTCAACACTCGGCGGGCGTCCGCCATTGCGTGCGGATCCACCTCATATCCCCAAGCGGGCCGAGCGATCGAGAGAACCGCGCCAAGGTGTGCAAGATCGTTGCCGGCGGTTTGAGGCTGAACGCCCCCGCCCTCCTTGCCCATGCGCCATAACGCATATTCGACCAGGTGCTGGCTGCTTACATCCCTGTCGTTCAACTTCCCAAGGTAGGATTCGCTGATCGCCTTCAACGTGCCGAGCTTCGTCTTCCCGAGAGGGCGCGCCTTGGTCATCTCGACCAAGTACCGATCGATCATTTCCTTGATCGTCGCACCAGGTCGGTTTGCCCGCTCGATCGCACCTGGTTCGTCCAGTTCGGTTTCTCTTTTACGCACCCAAGCCTGTGCGGCCTGTTTTCGGGCGAAGGTCTGACTCTCTTGGTAAACTTGCGTCCCATCGCGAAACAGGCGTATCTGTGCCGTGTAACTGGTGCTGCCGTCGGTGCGTTTCCGTGCTCTGATCGTGGCCATAGTCAACTGGTACAATTTGAAAAGTGGTTGGTACAT